CAAGAAACCGTAGTTGATGAACTTCGGCACGTTCCTCGAGAGGACGTTCAAACCGACACCGATCATGATGTTCAGCGTATTGCCAAACTTCGGAGCCAGCCTGTTAACCGCAGCCAACATTCCACTGATCATAATGACCATTGCGTTCACAACTCTAGGAGTCATGCCTGCGATACTCTCAAGAAATGCTACGGCAGCTTCAGCCATTGCTACAGCGATACGTGGAACAACCTGAAGGAATTGATCAATAGCTCCGACCAACACCCCAAACCCGGCAGACCCAATCGCCACGAGAGCAGTCAGACCCAACGCAAGCGCCAGAACACCGGCACCAGCCAGAGCAACACCCACACCGAGAAGGGCAAGAGCGGCTCCGAGGAGAAGGAACACAGGAACAAGCGGTGTTAGCGCAAGACCCGCGACGGCCAAAGCGATGAGAACTACTGCTATTTTGGCCAGACCGATCAAGATGACCGACCAATCCAAAGCAGCCATCTGCTCGAGAACCGGAATGAACAGACTCAACGCGATTGCAGCGATAGTAAGAGCCGCTGCGCCTGCCAGAGTTCCAGACATCAGGTAGAGTCCACCGGCAAGGATGAGAAGGGCGCCGGCCAGAGTGACCATACCCTTCCCGATCTCTTCCCAAGTAAGGCCCGACATGTTGATCACAGCCGCTGAGATTGCTCCTAGAGCCTGCGAAACGATGTACAGCCCAGCCGCCTGTAGGAGCATGGTTGGTGGCATAAGCGCCATACCGATTGCGATAGCCGTAAGTGCACCAGCAAGTCCAAGAAGACCTTGAGCCATCTCGCCCCAGCTGAGACTTGCGAACGAAGCAACGCCATCCGCCAAAGCACCAATCGACAGACCGATTACGCCAATGAGAAGGGCGTCAGCGAGCATAGTCTTTGGCATTAGCTTCATGGCTAGTACGATCGCACCCAAAGCCCCGGCGATGCCGAGAAGACCCTGGATCATTTCACCCCAAGTCATGTCCGCCATCGCCTTGACCGAGTTAGCCAAGATTCGAATAGCGAATGCGATAAGGATCATGCCGGCACTAGACCGGATCATCCCCTTCGCCTGGACCTCGAGCGCCTTCGAAAGAAGGACGATCATACCAAGTAGCGCCGCCACTCCGAGAAGACCCTTGCCCAGTTCCTCCCAACTGAGGGAGGACAGAACAACAACCGAAGCCGACAGAATAAGCATGGCCACGGCCAACATTTGCATCGCATGGGCGAAGACGACCATTTGCGCAAACATCTTGGGTGAGCCGATCATCGTGATGACCTGCATAGATCCCAGAAGGAGTCCAAACCCAACCGACATAGCCGTCAGGGAGCGTGTCAAACCAGCAGAATCGATGGTCGAAAGGACGAACATCGAACCCGCAAGGATGGCAACCGCAGTCGCAATCTTGACAAGAGCCCCGGCCTTGATCTGGGTCTGCATCGCAGTCAGAGTTCCAGTAAGAGCGTCAAACGAACCGGTAACCGATTCGAAGAGACCCCCACCAAAGTCCAAACTCAAACCGTTCTTGAGCAGAAGCCCAATACCGGCTGCGATACCACCCAAGAACACGGTGTTGAAGGTGTCAAGAACAGCGCTTACGCCCTCGCCACCGAGACCAGAGACCAGCGCAGTCATGAGATCTGCGATGCCGTCAGCAATAGCCTTGATGGCCACACCGAGCACTCCAGCAATAGCCTGGAAGACGTTACTTACTCCACTCCAAACCGTTTCGATTCTCTCGCCGGCGTTAGCGAGAGCATCAAGCTCCCCCGTGCCGTTGAAGAGGCCTCCGAGAATATCCCCGAGACCCTTGAGCAGAGCCATCGGAATGGAGAGAACTCGACCGAGTCCGGCGAAGAAAGTCTCAAGCCCCTTGCCGTCCTTCAGCGCCTTGTCAAGAGCAACAAGGAAGTCGCCGATACCCGCAGTAAACTCAAGGAAGCCGCCGGAACTACCAACAAGCTGACCCACAAGGTCGCCAATCACACCAAGGAATCCCTTGACGATTTGACCGGCGATAGAGAAGATCGCGAAGACCCCAGCGAAGGTTCGCTTGAGATTGTCCGCCGTATCTGCTCCTATTTTGAGCTTCGCAGTGAAGCTCTCGAAGCTCGAAGTCAGAGCAAGTAGTTCTTGCACCGTAGTTGCTGGGAAGATCTGTCGGAAAGCTTCCTTGATCGGTTTCATGACCGCAAGTAGGGCTTCCCAAGCATTGACCAGACCGTCTACGAAGTCGTCGCGACCCCCAGCCTTCGCCCAACCGTCGAGAAGGTGGTTGAACCCCTCGCCCATACGAGTGATGATGCCGGAAGGACCAATGAGCGCGAAACCGGCGTTCGAGAAGAGGTTCTTAGCCTCTTCAAAGTTACCGATGATGGTCTCAAAAGCGTGGCCGTAGATCGATCCGACGGATTCCCGAACCGTGCTAACCAGCTGCGGGAGCGTCTTGATCTGAGTAGCAGCGTTGAACGCAAGCTTGGCGTCCTTGACGATAGCCTTAGACTGGGCGTCGGAGAAACCCTTGGCTCGAAGCTCAGCTTCGGTGTAGGCGCCAGAGAACTGCTTCAGAGTCTCGACCATGACGTCGGAAGTAAGCCAAGGCTCCTTACCGATTGCCGAGATGGAGTTTCGGAACGACTCACCGTTGATGGTGAGTGTCTTCATGGCTCCCTGGGTACCGATCGAGTTCTTACCGATCGTCCCGATGTTCTGCGCAGTACGAGCAAGAGCGGTCTGGAACTTCTTACCACCCATGCCGGCGTTAACGACCGAGTTCCAGTCCTCAAGTGTGATCTTACCGGCGGCAATACCCTGCGAAAGCTGGTACATAGCCCCGGCGGCCTGCTCGGCGGATGAGCCGGAGAGACCTGCGAGGTTCGCAATACCCTTAATCGCATCGACCGAAGTATCCAGATCGACACCGGCCGCGGTGAATGTACCAACGTTCTTGGCCATCTGACCGAAGTTGTAGATGGTGTCGTCAGAGTACTTATTCAGCTCGTTGAGCTTCTCTGTTACTCGTTCGACCGACTCGCCGGTGTTAGCCATCGCAGTCTGCGTGGCTTCGATCTTTGTATTGTACTCGTTGAAGCCCTCAGCAACTGGAGCAATCGTAAGCGACTTAGCGAAAGCAAGACCAGCATTCGTTGCCTGGTTGACAATGGTCGCCAAAGCCGTAGCGGCAGTGATCTGAAGAGCGCTAAATCGCCCTCGAGTTTGCTCGACCTGGTTGCTGAGATCCTGCATGCCGGCACCAGAAGCGCCGTTTACCATTGCGTTCAGCTTACCGAGAGCCGCCAGAGAAGTCCGGATGGCGCCGATAAATTGACCATTGTTCAGGGTCAGATTGACGATTCTGTTATCGACATCGCTCATCTCGAAGTCACCACCTTCCAGGCTTTATCGGCAATGTTGTCAAATACAGGACGCATTGCAGGATTGATGAAGTCACGAGCGGGAACATAACCCCCATTCCTCGTTCCGTGACCGTACTGAATCAGGACCGCAATGTTACGGCCCTGATTCTCGTGCGTGTTGATCCAATCGATTTGGATGCCGCCGCGACTTTGCTTAATCTCATAAGTCCAAGCTGCGGCGGTCTCTCCAGAATCCTTAGGAGTAGCTGCGGCAAGAGCTCGGACGCCTTCCGCTGCAAGAGCGTGCAATTGGGCGGTAAGATCGTTGGAGTTTGAGTTCTTTTTGAGGAACTGCTCCAGATTTGCCGTCGAACCGGACGTCGTAACTCTGATCATGCTACTCCTTTCTTTCAGACAGTCGTGTCGCTTACGTCGTAAGTACCATCGCCGTGGAAGACTGCGGTGACGTTGGATACCGAGAAGGATCCGTCCGCATTCTCCTGAATATACTTACGAGAACCCTCGGCCTCCCATGTACCATCGCCGTTATCACGAATAACCACGATCTCACCGTAGCTCATCATGTCGTAGAAGGTCTGGATCGGCGGAAGTTCGGCCTCCTGGTGCCAAGCACCGTAAAGCATCTTCTCGATCTCGATCATCTTGTCCGCTGAAATATAGCGAGAATCAAGGATGGCGTGAGCGGTCGGTCGATACCCACTGATAGTCTCGGGGATTGCCGAGATGTCGAACTGAAATGCCGTGGGGTCAACGTTTCCACCCAAAGTGGAATATGTGACGTCGGAAGGAGCCGCCATCACGCCATAGATCAGATGGATCTTGTAGAACTGATTGCCCGTGGCGTCTGCTCCAGTGGTTCGATAGCTGAGACCGAACCGATCCGGCTGCTGACCATCGAGCAAGAGACCGTCAGCGGCTTCGACCAAACCACAGAGTTCCGCGAACTCGTCGGGAAAGGTGTAGGCGCTAATCTTTCCAGAATATTCCCGGGGAGTAATCGTGGTAAGGAACTTTCGGCCGTCCACGTAGTACTCACTAATCTGAGACTGACCGCTCTCATCGACTGAGATTAGGCCGGTCCAAGGTACAGCGGGACCAGACGGCGGATAAAGAACCCCTCGGTCCAAGCCGCCCTGCCATGTCTTGTCGACGGGATTGCCCCAATCAAGACGAGTCATTCACGGCTCCTTTCAGCCCTTGGTTCCGAGTTGAGCTCTACGCTTAGCGTTCAGCTCTCGATAATCCTGAGCAACTTCCTTCGGAGGTCGCTTCTGTTGCTTTGAATTCTTTACGCTGCAGACTCGAATAAGAGTCATAAGTCTGTTGAGATGCCATTGATCGGCGTCGAAAGGGATGTTGAACGAGATCATCCAGTAATAGATCAGCTCCGAAGTGACGTTCTCCTTCGGGCCGGGCTTACTTTGAATCTCTCGAACAACCGTTGCGGTCCTTGTCGAGCTGATATAGTCCGTGATCTTGACGAAGTCTTCCTCGGTCAAAGAATTGATGATTCTCTTTTCGTCATCACGATCTAGCATCATGTACGAGACGTAATCGAGTAGATCGATCCCGTCGCGCTCTTCTTTCTGGTGGGGGAAGAACGGCTTTTCCTTCTCCGCCTCCCATTTTGACATGGAGGACAGGGAGTGCTCGAACTTGACGATCTCCACACTTTCGTTGATTCGAACGGCGAGCTTAAGCACTCCCTGT